GACTTACATCGTTCAGGCTGTCCCTACTTTTGGGTTTGTTGGTGTCAGTGTTGAAGGTGATTTCATATTTGATTACGAAGTCACCATCACGAATCAACTACTTGTCAAATCAAACTTCGATAACTATCAAAGAACTTCAGCGACTGGAACCGTAACTTGGACCCAGACTTGCAGTTGGACGACCGTCGGAAATACTCAGGAATTTTTGGGAATTTCCAGCGCAACGGCCAATGACACCGCTTACCTAACTACTTGCGTTGCGGCCGCAAACGCTTGGTGTTTTAGGCGCCGCGTGCAGGCTGGTTACCACGACAGTCTCACGACGGTGCCAGACGGTTCCGTCCTGCTTGGAACGACACTTTATGCGGCTGGGTTGTACAGGGAACGCGGCACAACTGGAGACAGTTACGCGTCGTTTGGTGACATGAGCGGACCACCGCTGATGACACTCGGACGAGTCAACCAGTTGCTTGGCGTTAAGAGATCGCAGTGCGCTTAACATGGCTGGCATTTTCACAGACGCGATCAACGCAGTCTCAGCATCGCTCACGGCTCTCGGACTCAAACCTGTCACCGATCCACGCAACGCACGACCGCTCACAGTGTTCATTGAGTTGCCGTCGTTTGAATCGTTTGGTGCAAACCCAACATCCAAAGTTTCCGACGTCACAATCACGATTCGAATCCTTGGAGCGCCACCCGGTAATCAAGACTCCAGCGACTACATCCTTGGCGTCGTGGACACGATCCTCGGCTCAGACATTGCAGTCATCAATGGACAACCATCCATCGCAACGATCGGGTCGCAAGACCTCCCCTGTTACGACCTCACTATCAAACTCACAGCGACACGCTAACTAACAAAGGAAAAACATCATGGCAATCGTTTACCAAGGCAGTGGACAAATCACCATTGGCGCAAACAACATTTCACTTAACTGTTCGTCCATCACCCTCGAAGCAGGCTTTGACTCGCTTGAGGCAACCGTCATGGGAGCCACTGGACACAAGTTCGTAGCGGGCCTCCAAAGCGTAAGTATCTCAGCAACAATCTTGCTTGAATACGGCGCGACCTCAGTTGAAAAGTATTTGTCAGATGTCGTCGGCGACGGCGACACCACTGTCATCGTTGCGCCTGACTCTGGCGTGGCCGCACCCGGGAATCCGATTTATACGATTTCTAACATGATGATTTCGTCGTTTATGCCGATCTCAAGTACCGTCGGCTCCCTTGACACCATGACCGTTACAGGCACTGGTGGCACTTGGGTTCGCGCAGTAGCCTGATCTAACCAACACAAACAAAGGACCCCGACATGATTGGTATGACGTTACGAGTAGAGATGCTCAACGGAGAAACACACGAGGCACCCATCACCTACGGTGTGGCGTGTCGCTGGGAGGACCATCATCCTCAACTCTCCGTCGGGCAGTTTCTAGAAAACATGAAATTCAAGGCTTTGGCTTGGTTGGCATGGGACGCGGTCCGCTCAAGTGGCGTAATCGTTGAACTGTTCCCTAAGTGGGTTGAAAAAGTAGGGGACATCACGTTCGTCCCAAAAGAGAAACCAAAGCAGGACGCGCAGTCAACCTCATAGCGCAACTGGCACTAAGGACAGGCATCAGCCCATTGGATTTGATGGAATGTCCAGCGTCGGTTGTGGATGAGATGGTTCGTTTGCTTGTTGAGGAAAACGAGAAAGCGAAACACAAACGATGAGTCTGGGAATTGATCTAAAACCAACTGGCCTTAAAGAGGCGTTGAGAACGATCAATTCCATTGACCCTAAATTGCGTCGCGCTTACGGCAAGCAGATCCGTGAACTAGGCAAGGTCGTTGTTGACGCGATCACACCTTTGGTTCCGTCGTCGTCGCCCACTCGAGGCATGGACGGTCAGTGGCGTACCGGGTGGAAAAACGGTCAGACAAAAAACGTCGTCGTCAAAACGAACACTCGAAAAGCCCGTAAACGAAACATTGTTAAAGGCGCACAATATGAAACCATTGGAACAATCACCGTCGGAACAAAAGGCGCGGCTCTCGCGATCGCTGACATGGCTGGCAAAAGTGGCGGTGGAGGTCGTGGCGGTCCGCGTAGTCGCCCAAACTTTTCGGGATTACTTACGCAAAAGATTGGTCGCGGTCCGTCGCGCATGGTTTGGGCTGGTGGCGAAAAAGCGATCCCAGATTTTCAAAAAGCCTTAGAGCCTGTTATCAAAGAGGTAATCTTTGAAGCGAACAAAGAATTGATGAAGGTGAACCGCTAATGGCAATTAACATTCCGATTCTTACCGAGTTCTCAGACTCAGGTATTAAGGCCGCTAAAGCCGCTTTTGGTAATTTTAAGACAACCGTTGCTGATGCTGAGGGTGGGATGGGCAAGTTTAAGGCTGGCTCGAAGGTCGCTTTAGACGCCGTTAAAGCCAACGCTGGAACTCTTGCTATCGCTGGCGGTGCCGCTCTTGCAGGCTTTGCCACAAAAGCAATAACAGCGTTTCAAGACATTGCGTTAGCGTCAGGCAAATTTGCTGATGCCACAGGATTATCCGTTGAGGACGCGTCACGCTATATTGAGGTAGCAGGCGATCTGAGTATCCCGGTGGACGCCGTTGAGGGTGCGATCGGTCGCCTCAACAAAACGATTGGTGCGGACCCAGACAAGGTGCGAAACCTTGGTGTTGACCTTGTGTATCTCAATGACGGTTCGTTAGACGTCAACGCAACTTTCCTTAAAACAATTGAACGAATCAAAGGCATTAAAGACCCAGCCGATAAAGCAAGGGTCGCGGCGCAACTGCTCGGCAAGGGCTGGCAGTCTATGGCCGAACTTATTGAGATGGGCGCGGACGATCTTAAAGCCTCTTTAGATTCGGTTTCGGGCGGCCAAGTAATCTCGGAGGAAGAACTAGCAAAGGCTAAAGAGTACCGAGACACCATCCAAGACCTTGGCGATCTTTGGAACTCTTTTGTTATTAACGCTGGCGGTGTTTTTCTTGACATAGTGTCCGACTTAAAAGATTTGACCAGTTGGGAAGGATTAGGAAGACAACTGAAAGAGGGACCTCTTGGAAGGGCTCTCGGCGCATTAGGCGGCTTATTTAACGACAACGAAGAGAACGCCAAAGCGGCTGAAGAGGCCGCAAAATCTCTTGGCGACGCCTATAGCGGATATGTGAGTTCAAGGCTTGCAGAGAGTCGCGAGGAAATGGCTTTGATGAACCTCCAAATTGAGGATCAAGCCGAAGAATTAGCAATTACTGATCTTAAATGGCAGTCGTTGATCGGCACGCTAAAACTTGATAGTGCTATGACCGACGCTAAAGAACAGTTGGCTGGTCTCAAAGAAAAAGCGGTTGAGGCGTATGGGGGTTCAAAAGAGGCAGTCGATGCATATAACGAAAGCCTGATTAACGCTCAGTTAATGGTTCTTGCCCTTGCTGGAACAGTGGCGTTAAGTAATGCGGAAAAGAATCAGATTCGAATCCTTGTTGATACTGAACAATTAGATCGCGCTATTACTTTAATTGATCGAATTGGAAGAGGAGTCAACACAGGAATTGAAGAACGACGGTTTGGTGGCGCAAGAGCCCTCGGGGGTCCGGTTGATGGTGGCTCGACTTACCTTGTGGGTGAACGCGGTCCAGAGTTGTTCACGCCGTCGTCGTCTGGAAACATTACGCCGAACGGTGCAATGGGTGGCAACACGATCACGGTAAATGTCAACGGTGGCGACCCAAACAGCATTGTTAGAGCATTACAGCAATACGTCCGTCAGTCAGGCCCAGTACCTGTAAACACTAGGGCGATGTAATGCCAAAGATGACTTGGACTGTCTCTTGGTCGGGGGGCTTTTATGACATCACCGACCGTGTTTTGTCGTTAAACATTAATAGCGGCCGTGAACAATATTTGGACACTTATTCGGGTGGTCAATGCGTTATTACATTTAACAATAACGACAATTATGCCGCCACCATTCAATACGGTCAAAAAATAACCGTTACTGGCACATATGCACCAGGTTCTTTTACTTGCGATTTTTGGTTGCAAAAAATAACTTACAACGATTACCCAGGCGACACAGGTTTAAGCACAGCCACCCTTGTTTGTGCTGATTGGATTAGTCGTTCAGGTCGAATTCAAGCAACTAATTTTGTTATTTCTGAAGCCTCTACTGGTAATCAGTTAGAAAGTTTCGAGTACCCAAACCTTTTGCCTGTTGACATGGAAGTGTCTAGTTTTGGTTCAGGTTCAATTGCTAGCGGAACTACTTACACCGGCACAGTTAACAACTATTTGAACTTTTTGGTGACTACTGAACGTGGTTATGTCTTTTTAACTAATGCCGCTATTGCTTTTGTTGGGCGTAGTTATGTTTCTAGCCTTGCACCAATTGCTACAAAAATAGGTCGTACACCATCAACAACACGGATTGCATACCAACAATTTGAACGCATAGCGGCAGGTTTTGAATTTATTAACACGGCGACAGTTTCACCTAACGGCTTGGCTAGCCAAACCAGTACTAACGCAACTGCTGTTTCAACATACGGCCCTGCGTTTTATTCTTCATCAACAGTTGATTACACAACTACGCAGGCAAGTGGTAACGCTGATTGGATTGTCAACAATTTTGATGACCCAACGCAAGAACGGTTTACTTGTTCTTTTAGTGATGTAGCGCAAAACGCTACGGCTTTAGGTTCTTGGTTAAACCAATGTTTTGGTTCAAGCAACAGAACAGTTAATTTTGAGTATCGGCCGCCGAATCAACTTAGCGATTACAGTCAAGACATGGTGATGGAAGGCTATCGAATTAATGTGACGCCTGAGCAAACTATTTTTGATTTGTCGTTTAGTCCGTTAAGTTACTACCAATTTTTTACGCTTAATTCGTCAGTTTTAGGTATTTTGAACACCAGTCGTCTCGGCTGGTAAAGGAGAAAACATTATGGCTACACCACCTACATTTAGTTCAGGATCAGTGCTGACAGCAGCACAGATGAACGGCGTTGGTTTGTGGCTTGTCAAGACACAGACGGTCGGCACAGCAGTTTCGTCGGTTACTGTGACAGGTGCTTTTTCGTCTGACTACGACAACTATCTGATTCTTATGTCAGGCGGTACAGGTTCAGCAAGCGCATCAGTAGCAATTCAACTTGGTGCAAGTGCAACTGGCTATTACGGTTTTATGTCGTACGGCGATTCAGTAACAAATACACCTCTTGGCGCTGGCCGTAATAATACTGCTCAATTAAATTGGGTTGGCGGTCAAACTGCTGGTCAAGCAAGCCATGTAAGAGTTGAAGTATTCAACCCATTCAAAGCGGCTTACACAAAATTTAACGGTGGCGCTTACCAATCAGGTGGCATATATGGAACTGTGCAAGGCGAACATCGTGTAGCCACCAGTTATACATCTTTTATTTTGACGCCAGACACTGGAACAATCACAGGTGGCACTATTGCCGTGTACGGATATAAAGGAACAGTCTGATGACACCCGAAGAATACATGACCCTCTACCCACAAGACTCCGTCTACATCCAAGTAGACGACACCGAACGCCTCATGACCGACGACGAATACGAAGCATGGGTAGAACAAGGTGTCTACAACAGCAACCACCCGATGCCATGAAAACGCTTGCCTTGATCGCCGCTCTTGCTATCGCACTAATGCTGGTAATCACCAGTTGTAGCGACCGCACTCGACACACCTGCGAAACCAAACCCGAAGCGCCCAGATGTGACACCTCAACAGGAGCAACCACACCATGAAAAAACTGAGCAACTCCGAGATTAAAGCCCGACTGATATTTGTCGTAGGCGTGACTTTGTCGTTCGTGTTTGGAATCTCAATGCTAGGAATTTTGTACGGCGTTTTATTTGTCGTACAACCGCTCGAACCATCACCTACAGACCAAGAGTTCCTTAGCATCCTAAACCCAGCATTTATGGCACTTTTGGGACTTTTAGGTGGGGTGCTCGCTAGTAACGGGCTTCGAGACAAAGAAAAGGACAAACAAGATGATTAGCACTAACACCAGCGTCACAACTACACGCGTCAAGATCGTTTCTAAAGCAGTCAACGCAACACGAAGCGTAAATGTTCGCTCAACAAGCCACGAAATCTACATCGGCGGAGCAGACGTCACTAGCGCAAACGGGTTACCACTACGCCAACACGAACCCATCACGGTCATCATCCCACCAAATGAAGAACTTTGGGCGATCACATCATCAGGGACGCACACCATAGCAACCCTCACCAACTTTGTGAGCCTCGCATGACCATCCGCCCTTACACAGGCAACACCGACGGCAACCATCCGACCGAACGACCCGGAACGAAACGCTTTGTCGAATTCATGGAATACCTTTTTAACCTTAAATTGTTGGGCATCTACGCAAACCGACCAATGCGCGGATCAGCCAACCTCAGCGTCCACGCCACGTGGAGGGCCGTAGACCAGACAGGGAAAGGCACCGCCAAGCAAAACGCAGAGTCACGCAAGGCCGCAGTGGAATTCTTGTTTGCTCACCGCGACATCTTGGGTGTAGAGGAAATTCACGCATACGACGGGGTTGGTTGCCCGATCCCCAATCTGACCAAATTCGGTGCCGGGTACCGATGCGACCGTGACGCGTGGAAGGCGTACACCCCACAAAAAAACGCAGGTACTCCCAGCGGTTCGTGGTTCCATTATGAACTGGCACCAAATATCGCAGATTCTGCGACCGCTGTAGAAAAGGCTTTCGCCAAGATATTCGGCTAGGTCCTTGACAATCGGCTTGGGAGTCGGTCAAATGACTGGCAACCAAGTGCGTCCCCCAATAGGTGGACCCCGACCGCAGGAGGAAAGCAATGCAACAATCCCTTTTTGACGTTCTCGAAGAGATCGTAGAACCGATCTTGCCTTACGCAGGCACTTCGGGCTGGTCAGGATCAACGACCAGTAAAGAACGCGCCAAACGCCAAGATAGCGACGGAACAACATCTAAACGTCAACGGGCCGTTTTAATTGCTCTCGCTGATTTACGCGAAAAAGGCGCAACATGGAACGAATTAGGCACCCTTTTTGGACTTCATCACGGTTCCATTAGTGGCGTTCTATCTAACCTTCATCGCGAAGGCATTGTGTGCCGTTTGAAAGACCGTCGCGGTCGTTCGCAGATTTACATTCTTCCTGAATTTGTAGGAGATTCGGAAATTGAACCATTCAAACCAAATGTCAGCAATCGACTACTCACTGAAATACTGACCGAACTTGAAACAGATCTAGCCAAAGGTGCGGTCGCGTTAGCGCGTCACCGCATCGCCTTAACCCTTGAATTCTTGACATCGGAGACTAAATGAATCTTAAACGACTAGCAATAATCAGCATCACGACCTATTCCCTGTGTGCTTTATGGGCGATCACTGGCGTACAGGGCGACGCAGAAACCCTTTACGCTCCGTCTGTGCCCTCCACGGTGACCCTAGGGATGTTGACACCCCAACAACTCGCAGACCGCGCAGAGGAACTCAAAGCAACAACGACCACAACGACGACTAGCACCACTAGCACCGTCCCGTTCACTCGATTAGCCGACTTTGACCCGGACACTAAATGTCAAGAATGGTTTCAGACTGCAATAACGGTCGGCTGGCCCAACAACACCGAGACACTAGAAAAACTGGGTCGCCTGCTTTGGAAGGAGACGAGGTGCCTCAACATTACGCCCTTGTCCAGTGACCCCGAACTGGCTGACCGCTTCAACGGATCGGACCACGGAATTGCTCAGATAAATGAGATTCACACAAAGTACGTGGAGCAAGTGTTTAATATGCCGTTTGCTGAAGCCATGTCCGACCCGACCCTCAACCTTAGATTTGCCTACCTGCTTTACTCTGACATCGCTGAGACAGGCGGTTGCGGATGGAAACCTTGGCGACTGTGTTAGCCCGCTGGTGGGATCACGCCGCGTGTCGAGGCATGGACCTCAACCTGTTTATCTTTGAACCGGGTGAACGGTACTCACGCAAAAAAATTGCTGAAGCAAAAGCCGTTTGCGCGACCTGCATCGTTAGGCCGTCTTGTCTCGCCGAGTCCCTCAAATATTCCACGACTCAACTTGAGTGCTACGGCATATGGGGGGGTCTCACATGGAAAGAACGACGCCAACTACAATCCGACACAAACCCAGCCACACCGCTGGTGTACCGTGACGGCAAATACCGACAAATTAGGGAGCCCCGACCATGATGACTCAAATACAAGAAATGACCGCTCTCATCACAAAAGCGGAGATCGCTATGAAGGCGGCGCAATGGGAGATTGAACGCCTCAGAGACGACGTGGCAATGCTTAGAAAGGCGCTCTTTGAGTTGGCTTATGTCGCCGAGGAAAACGGCATTTATCTGTCCAACCTGACCCGGTCAACTCAAGATGCGATTGTGGCTATGAGGCTCGGAGGTTTCCGATGAACTGCAACATTTGCGCGTCAGGTTTCAATTCGGCTGATATGCGTATGCGTACCGAATTACGCGGCATCTGTCTCAAATGCGCCGAAAAGTTTGGTTTCCAAGGAATGACAGTTGAGGAAACTGCCCGTTGCGTAGCCATGATTCGAGTAGTCAACAATCTTAAAAACCAAACGCCTGCACAGGCCCGACACTTAAAGGACATGGAATCATGAGTTTTAACCCAGCCGATTACGCCGAGGTAGCAGAACGCTTGCCCCTGTTTTGGAAAGACTGCGCCCGTGGACGCATCATCACCGAAATCATCGTGGACGACGGCACTCGAATTGTGATGAAAGCCAGCCTGTTCGCCACATATGAGGACCACCACCCAACCACCACGGGCTACGCAGAGGAGATCCGCGGCTCAAGCATGGTCAACAAAACGAGCGCGTTAGAGAACTGTGAGACCAGTGCTATCGGACGCGCTCTAGCCAACTATCAGTATCAAGGCTCCAAAAAACGTGCGTCACTGGAAGAGATGGTCAAGGTGTACCGCCAAGGACAAGAACCACAAACAACACCTAACGCGCCACAAACTGCACAACCACGCACCCAAACCATTGGGTCATCGGGTGAACCGCCGACCGCTAAACAGTTGGGGATGCTAAGGGCTAAGGACTACCAAGGTCAAGCACCATCCACTAAGCGTGAAGCGTCCGAACTTATTGACAGGTTGATGAACGGTGGCTGACCCGTCCGAGGCAGAATTCCAAAAGGCTGTCATTACTCTTGCTAAGTTGCATCGCTGGAAAGTTATGCACACTCAGCCCGCACAGATTCGCGCTGGCCGTTGGATTACACCTAACACAGGCGACCAAGGCTTTCCTGATTTAGTGATGGTTCACCCGGCACGCGGCACCATCTTTGTTGAATTAAAAGCCATGAAAGGCGTGGTCAGCAACACTCAATGGGAATGGATCAACGCATTAGAGGACGCAGGACAAGAGGTCCACGTCTGGCGGCCCAAAGACCTAGACAAGATCAGTCAACGCTTGGCTTGGGGACCTGACAATGGATGAAGATCTAGAGACTGCATTTCGACTTATGCAAACAGAACGCAACCGCTGGAGACTATGCGCCATCCAACTTGCCGAACAACTCTATAAGCGTCTTCCTAACCTTCCCGATTTAGAGTACTTCTACGAACTACTTCATGAGACAGACGAACAACACTGACCCTCATTGACCTGACTGGTTGAGCGCGTCTAGCGTCCCATCACAACTGACACCATCAGAGCGCACAGAGGCGCTCACTAGCCCTTGTAGGAATCTGACCCCTGCTCTGGGAACACTCGGTAACGAGGGTAGACGCTCACGCATTGTGAGCGATCAGCGTTCCCTAACGCAAAGGCGACTGGTTATCCACCGAACAAAACTAGACAGGCTTCCAGAGCGAGACATCGCCAAATAGTGGGGGACACAAACCACACGCGCAACCCATGACAAACGACGACAACCGAGCGGTGCCCTTCCGCTTGGGCGTCAGTATCACTTGACCTTGACCTATGCTCTTGACATGAGCGGCAACCCGATCTATGGAACCAAACAATGGAAACAACTACGGGCCCAAGTCATCCAAGACGAACCCGTCTGCCACTGGTGCAGGCGAAAACCCTCCACACAAGCCGACCACGTCATAGAAGTTGACGCCGGCATAGACCCATACGACAGAACCAACATCGTCGGATCATGCGCCAGTTGCAACGCCAGCCGAGGCGCCACATACGTCAACCGCAAAACCGCCGCTCGAATACAAAACCGCAACAACGCAACCAACGGAACAACCAAACCATCCGAAAAAAGAAAAACGGAACAACCGTTTTCTTTTTTAGACAAACAGTCCAC